AGACACGAAAGCACCTTTGCTAACAGCCGAACCATACAGCACGTAAGCAATGCCGCCTACAACCACGTCCACAGTCGAATCTTGTTCACTCGCGCCAATTTTGTCAGATACACCAACGTGCGAATCGGTGCCAGCGGTTGATCCTACAACGTGGTTATCATCGCTGCCGACCGAGACGATGCTGTAGGACGCAATGGCTGCATCAGCTAGATACGATTTGACGAGACCTTCATTAGAAGCCATGTTTTTTTAACCTTTTTTGAAGAGTTGAGCAGCAGCAGCTGAAGGAGAGACAATTCTGCCTTTCAGCTTTTCCTCATGGATGAATTCATTGATTTGCTTCGTCGCTTCACGATAGTCAGCAACCGCGCCTTTTTTGGTTTCGGTTTGCTTGCTTCGCTCACTGAAGTCAATAACGGGCCGCGCATCCTTGAGAATTGCTCTAAAAGCGTCCAGCTGAGTCTGCTTTTCTTCCGCAAAGTCAACTGTTTCGCTTTCATTCAGTGACGCCATGAAATCAGCCATGCGGCTGCGGTTTGCTGGCAGCACTCGGCCCTCATTGACCATCGCATCTACTTCAGCGCTGATCGCGTCGCGTCTAACTTTCTCTTCAACGATAGCCAACGCAGCCTCACGCGCTGCTAGCGCGGCCTCGCGTTCAGCAAAATCGACCTCATTCGCTTTGTCAGTCATACTTTCATCCTCGGGTTCAGATTCGGAAAAATTGTTTGCAAAAACTCCAGGAACGTCCGCCGAAACGCTAAGTGCCAGATCGCTGATCCGGTCCTCGATCATGCGGTTTTGCGCGTCTTCTATCATCCAATCGGGCACAACTTGGTCAGCGTCTTCTTTTGAGAAACGAGCTAAAAGAAACTCCCTCAAACGGCGCATAAAACCAACGTCATCGATCGCTCCAGAAAATTCAACAACGCCTTCATCTTCGGAAAAAGCCAGCTCCTTCAGTCCTTTCACTGCCGGCGCTTGAGCTCCCAAAAATCCCACATGACGCAAGTAGAGTTTGCCGGGTGTGGGGTTTGATGGTGAGTCTGGGAGATAAAAAGACGCAGAGCGCTTTTTGAACCGGCCTGCCTCGACCATCTCGGCAAAGCTCGGATCCAGCTGAGCAGGCTCAGCAAAAAGCTCGCCATCGCTAAAAGACAAGCTTTTGACCCAGCCATACGCAGGGCCATTGTCACGAGGATGCCCTACAACGATAGGCGCCTCATGGACGCTAGGATCGTAGCTGGATACGAGGCCAGAAATAGTCTCTTCAGAAAAGTCGAGCGTAGCCCCGTCTGAAGCTGTGTGCTTCCCTGGCTTGAATATAGAAAAAGGCTTCATGTTCTGCCCAAGGCTTTTTTAACAGATTAGCACTAGACTAAAAAACAGGCAAATGCAACTACCTACCAACTTTCACAACGTCGTCCAAGGATCGGCCATCTGGCCACCGTTCCACACCAGACGCTTGCAAATCACTTATGACTCTCTGTTTTTCGGCGCTGTTCGCTACATAGACGTATCCAGATGCCAAGCCTTGCACTGCGCGAATGCCTTGAAGCTCTTGAACGCGATTCCGAAGCCATGCAACTTGGGCAGCCGGAGACTCGATGCCAGAAGGCAGCTCACTAGCTGCGCGCCCCCGATTAGTAGTAGGAGAGGCACGCAAAAACTCACGAAGTTCCTGCCTCGCATCCAAGTTAGCTCTATTTTGCTCACGGATCAGCTGTCCTTGAGCATCTAGCGCGCCTTGAGCCTCAAGCGGCAAGGCCTCGTAAGCATCCAACTGCGCCTCCGTGGGTCGGCGTCCTTCAGAAAGAGCCGTCCTGTATCCTTGTAAAGCCTCTGAAACCTTGGCTGTCGCAAGATTCTGCCGACTAGCCGCAAGCTGCGCATTCAGGTTGGCGGGGCTTTCTTCGATTGCATCCTGCATGGCACCGATGCCTAGCTTGGCACTAGCTTCGTTGCCTGCGTCCAGCTGATTCACTTTTTCGGCTAGCACCTGCTGCAAGTGAAGCTGCTGCTCTTGAGTAGCATTCAGCTTGCCAAAATTGTAATCAGCGTAAGTCGATTTTTTGACCGTCTGACCCGTCCGCGGGTTGGTCCAGTCCTCAAGATCCAGCTCTGGATCTGTAGGAGTCAGCCCAAATTCTGTCACGTCACTATCAGACAGATAAATCAGTCTGCATCGGCAGTTGAACCCGAGTGGCGGCGTGTTGTACTTAAAGAAATCCGAATCGATGGGTGCGACGATCTCATCAAGTTCTGCATGATGATCGCGCGTGCGATAGTCGTCTACGGCGTCATACATGGCATAAGCCACGTTCGGATCTTCTAGCGCCTGCTCGAAAGCGCCGACAGCATAGGATGTCTGCATGTTCGTGCGATAGATAGTCTCAAGCCGGTGACTTGACCCCAGCTGAGCATTGACGACTTGCCCCGTCACAGGATCGAGCAAAGGCTTTTGACCCCACCAGCCCGACTCCACAAGCTTAGGCGCCAGATTTTCCGACCACTCTTTGTATGTGACTCCGTCCTCAAGCGCCTTGGTCAGACTTGTCTGTACATAAGACAGCAAATCCACATCGCCCATCTTGGCAATAGTGAAAGCTTTGCTATGCTCCTGTTCCAAGAAGTCACGCCAGTCAAAAGTAGGCGCCAGACCTTTTCGGCGAAAGTAGACGATTGCCTCTGTAGGCGAGACTTGCCAGGGGTTCGGAACGGAGTCAACCATTCTGCCCCCTTAGCGATCCGAGAAGGCGACTGAAAATATTTGCCTGCTCGACCTGCCTAATGCTATCTTCATCTGGAATTCGGCTGAAAAGCTCAGTAAGATGTCTTTGCATCTGCGGGTAATCACCGGACGATTCAGCAAAGTCTAAGATTCGCTTGACTTGGACGGCCAACAAGTCTCCTTTTGTAGCGAAATCATTTGCGCCTTGAATAAGTGCCCTCTGATCAATTCTGCCTTGCGCTTTTTTATCCGCCAAGCGCAATTTCTCAGCAAAATCGGCTAAAACCGCTGGCTCAAGAGGGTTAGCACCGCCTGTCGGTGGCACTGGAGCGGCGGCTTTCCCCCATCCCTCTCCATACGTTGCATCGATGTATTCCTGAGTAGGGTCATAGCCAAGCGACTTGATCTTAGCGTCACGGTCGGCTCTCTCATTCAGGTTCTCATCTCCTTCCGTGTTTCGCCAGACTTTCGGGTGAGCCACGCCTTCAGGAAAATTGAAGCCCATCCACCAAGCGACTACCTGCTGATTGAAGCTTTCGCAGATCAAGTCGGCGTCCATCTTGACCACGTCCTGCTTCACGCGCTCATGAACTTGAGCTTGCGACAAGCTGGACCCGTTATCTGTGGTCATTGTCTGAGACAAGATGATCTTGCTGATCGCCTCATTGGTTGCATTTAGCATGGCCTCGTAAGTCGGCGAGCCGCTGCGAGTGGACTCAATCAGCGCTACTTCCACGCCCTCTGGGATGATCACGCTCGTTTCTGTAGCGATAGCATCCAGAGCTGCTAAGAGCGTATCTCTTTTCAGCGGATCGTCCGTGATTGAGGCTGGCGCTACCGCCGATGCCGTTGGCATGCCGAATTTTTCGAGATAGATCAGCCAAAAATGCTGCGAGTTTCGCTTGAAGTGCTCTGGCCAGTATAGAAAATGAGCCAGCCCCGTTCCGTAAGGATTATCCGAGCTGGCCCCGCCGAAATTAAACGCCCAGAATTTTCCATCCGGCATCGGCTCGTAAGTCAGAGCAGCGGTCTTCAAGTAGAGATTGTTATCGATGTCGTAGGCAAAGCGTTCACGCTCTCGGACGTGAATATCAGCGATTGAAACCATGTCTCCATCAATCGCCCACATGACTTCTGCGACGCTGTAGCCGTAAAAGACGCCGTAGTGCATCTTCTCGGTGATCCGGTCCCACTTGACTGATTCCAAATTCTTCTTTAGAAGCTCAGCCGCCCGAATGGCTTCAGCGCTTTCATCGCCAGGGAAGACATCCCACTCGCTACGAATGACCGCTGTCCGCCGCTGCTGGAGGCAGGACTGCACCTGATCGTCTCGGAGGATGTCGTCATAGATCTTGAAAGTCCGATTGCCTTCGTTCTGATAGATCAGATCAGGGTTCGGTTCGATTTGAGCATACGTCGAAGTAGGTCGTGCCCGCATCCCCAGCGAGCTTCTTGCGAAGGTCTCTGGAGGAGAAATTTCTATAATCTGAGGCTTATCTGACATAAGTTCACCTGCGACCAAAGTTTTTCATTCTAGACGCGCCAGCACCGCCGAAGCTGCTACGCTGTCGCCCGCTGCTCAGGATGGTGAACTCGGAGGCGCGGCTTGATAAGTAGCTCAGTGCCTGGGAGATGCTGTCACACTGATCATCATGCTTTGCCAGCGGGAAGCTGTATAGCTCCACCTCCAGATCCGTCATCCATGGCGCGCTTTCAGGAAAGTGTACACGCCCAGACTCAAAGAGCGCAGAAACCGCGTTCATTCTGCTGATCTTATTGCCTTCCGGCTCGATCGCAACGATAGAATGCTTTCCAAAACCCCTTAGCTCTTGAATGAGCGACTGTCCTGAAGCCTTATCTTCAATAAGAACAGCATGAGGCTTCCAAGCGTCAGCAAGATTTGTGATTTCTCGTTTGACGGATGGATAGTCTAGACGACCACGGAAACAGTGCAGAAGATAAAAGTGTCCTTGCGCCATGCACCAAGTTGAACAGGCGCTTGGATCGTTCACTTCTTTGTCTTTATACGCTGTATCCCACGACTGAATGATGAAGTCGGGCTTGAACGGTTTTTCAGAGAATCGCTTCACCCACGCGCGCTTAATGATACCCCCTTCGGCGGGAGATGGGCGCTGCTGATAAAGAGCCTCCCAGACGCGAGTCCCCACGGTCCGCTTTGTCTGACCCCAGTGTTCAGGACTAAACCAATCAGTCCAAAGCCATTGACCAGGCTCCCGTCCTAAAGGATCGTCTACGCGCTCTGCCTGCGCGGGCAAGCTGATCACTCGCCACACTTCCCCGTCCCTAGCCGTGATCAAGCCTGACTCGCCGCGCCATGTCTCTGGCAGTATCCGACCAGCCAAGTCGTCAGGATGCCAGCGAGTCATGATGATCACAATTCGGCCGCCTGGTTTCAATCGTGTTCGCAGTGAGGAGATGTATTCGTCCCAGACTTTTTGGCGCATGACCTCTGATTCAGCCTGCTCCTGATTTCGCACAGGGTCATCGATCACAAGCAGATCAGCACGCTTGCCTGTCACGCCCGCCATGATGCCCACGCCTGTGTAGGTTCCGCCACTGGTCAGACCCCAGTCGTCAGCAGAGTTGTGGCCTTTAGGGATCTCTGCTCCAGCGTAAAGCCTCCTGACCGTTTCTGTTCCTACCATCTGCCGGCATCGGCGTCCGAAACGCCTGGCTAGGTCAGATCCGTAAGACGTAGATATGACATCTCGACCCGGCTTGCGTAAGAACCAGACCGGAAAAGTCACAGAGCCGTAAGTCGATTTGGCGCTGCCTGGCGGCATAAAAAGCATGAGACGGGGGCATTCGCCGCTGTCTACATCCATCAGGGCATTATTGATCAGGCGGTGATGCTCGCCCAGGTCGGTGGTGATCGGGTAGAAATCCTCACAGTCCGGATCGTCTGTGACGGGAGCGCCAGGAATCTCTGAGTGCTGGCAAAAGGCATTAAGGTCCGAGAAAAGCAGATCCCTGAGCTGCACTTCAAGCTCAAGCATTCGAAGATACAAATCCTCGTCATCGGTCACTTGATGCCCAATTTTTTCTCAAGCTCGGCGATTCGCTTTTTCTTCTCAGTAGAGTCAACTGCGACCACGCCTTCGAGCTTCAAGGACGTAGACTGTCCTTCGCCGATCATTCTCATGGCTAGCTCAAGACCTTTGCCGACCCCAGCAGGATTTTGCAGCGTTTTGCTCATCTCGACCAGATCGACGATGCCTTGCAAGACCCAGTTCCGATTGATAACAGCATTCGCTGAAAGTTCCTCGCGTTTTTTCGCAATGGCTCTCGCAATTTCAGGTCGGCTCAAGTTGTGATCTGCGATGGATTTGGCGCATTTCTTGCTATAGCCAGCACGGATGGCAGCTTGAGTGCCATTAAAATCCACTACATATTCTTCAATGAAGCGCGCCTGTTTCGCGGTTAGTTGGCTCATTTTCGACCCCTTTTAAGAACAAATAATAGCGTGATTATCCGGAACTTTAAAGTTAGGCCTCCGGGATAAAGCTGCCCCGCTTTAGAGGCAGCGTCAACTCAGACGGTCTTCATCCATGCATCCAGGTCAGAAACCAGCTCGCGCAAGCGAGAGAGTTTGACGCCGTCCAAGATTTTATTAACTTCCTCAGGCTTCACCTTTTTGACAGAACACGCAAGACGACTCAGGTCTTGGATCATCCGCTCCACCCTCAGCTCCGATTCGACGCGATCGGACTCACTAAGCTCTGCACGCTTCTCAGCTGCTAGCTCGATGTTCGTTGTTTTCTCTGCGGCCTTCACTTCTCTCTCTATCTCCTTCTTCGCCTTCTTTGTCGCCAGTTTGCGCTTCTCAGCTGCCTCGGCCTTGACGCGCTCCTGCTCAGCTAGCCAATCCTGCCAGAGCTTCATGACCTCGTCTAAGCGGTCATCAGGGATGGCGTTAGGCGTCATGGTCTTAGCCGCGTCCGGAGTGACCCTAAGATTCGTCGCTTTAGCAAACTTTGCAAATTGCTCACGAGCCGTGTTGTATGTAATGCCAGACATTTCGCAGGCTTGACGGAATGCGGAGGGGGTATTGCCATTATTCGGAACGGTTGGCTTG